ATTCTAATATAATAATAGATGAAGATGGTATAGGAGGAGGAGTATTAGATGGATTAGACAATGCAAATGGCTTTATTAATAACTCTACTCCAGTTGAAACAGAATATAGTAAAAAGATTCACGATTATAGAAACTTAAAGACTCAATGTTATTACAAATTAGCAGAATTAGTTAAATTAGGTCAAATAGCTTGTTATGACGACATTCCAATGGAAGCGAAGGAGGGTATAATACAAGATTTAGAACAAATTAAAGCTAAGACAGCTACTGGTTCAAATGGTGAAGTATTACATGAAGGTAAGTTAGACATAATATCAAAAAAAGAATTATATGATGCTATGGGTAGAAGTCCTGATTATTCAGACGCAATGATGATGAGATGTTACTTTGATCTAAATGATTACTACACTCCACACATCGCTTAATGCTATTATAATCTAATATATATTAAACTTCTCAATGTATTTAAGCGAATTTAATCTAACTATATAATGAAAGAAAAGGAAGAACCAAGTTGTTATTTAGCAGTATCAGACAGTGAGAAGATTTATGCAAACAGATACAATACATTAAATGAAGCATTTAAAGGAGAAGTACAAGATATACAAGTACAATTCCCAAAAGGATTAGGAGCTAAGCATCCATTTGAATTTAATCAAATAGATAAAATTCTAAACAACGTTGGAATAGCAGACGCATTAGTTGATAAAATAGTGGACGCTATTATCGGTAATTTTAGTATTAAAGTAGAAGATGATAATAGTCAAGCGATATTAGACAGCTTTGCTAATGAATCAGATCTAAAAAATAAATTAAGACCATGGATCAAAGAAGGTGTTTCAAAAGGTAATGGTTTTATGGAGTTAGACTTATTAGACGCAAAAAGTATTGAAAAGATAAGAGTTCTAAATGCTAACAATATGTACGTCAAACGAAACAAGAAAAGAAAAGTAATGGAATACAATCAATTCACAAAGAAATTAAGTTTATACAATCCAACAAAGAAACCGATACCATTTAAGCCAAATGAAATAGCACATCTTACTATAAATAAAACTCCAGGTGATCCATATGGAAGAGGACTTGTTTGGTCAAATAGAGTAACAATTGAAAACTATGCAGGTAGTGAAGTAGATAGACATAAATTACTAACTCGAAAAGCTGGAGCACCTATGCATGTAAAATTAGGACAACCAGGTCAAAAGGTTAGAAAAGCTGATATAGATAGCTTTAAAGGAGATTTACAATATATGACAAATTCTACTGAATGGGTAACAGATGCAAATGTAGATATCAAATTAATAGACTTTGCTGGAGTAGGAGATAATTTAACAAAATCAGCTGAACATGATTTAGAACAATTAGCACTTGGAATGAAGATACCAATGAGTCTAGTTGGAATAAGTAACAACCCAGAAGGATTAGCTAAAGTAAACGATAAAGGATTTCTTAGATTTATACATTCAATTAGAATTCAAGTAGAAGAAATAGTAGAAAATCAAATACTTAGACCAATATTAAGATCACAGTCTCCTGCATTAGATGGAGAAGTAGAATTTATTTGGGAACTACCAGATGAAGAAGAAAAAAACAATAGACTTACTATAATTAAAGATGGATTAGGTTTGTTTGATATATCTCCTGAATTAAAAGCTAGTTTAGAAATAGAATACGCAACAGTAATGGAATTAGATGTAGTAGATAAATTACCAACACCAGAAGATGCTCGAAAGAAAGCAAATCAAGAAGAAGCTGAAATGAAAAAGCAAGAGGATCAAATTAGAAAGCAAGAAGAGACTAAAATCAAACAACCAGAAGTTCCTGGAGCAAAGCCAACAGCTAAACAAAGCGCTAAAGTAGAAATAAAGAGTAAAGATTGCAAACTAACAGAAGCACAATTAGGCAACATGAAAATAAAAGAATATGTAAACTTAAAAGACATAGCTGGTTTTAATTATTCAGACTACTTAGTTAAAATCTTACAAAATCTTAGACTTGATAAATTTCAAGACTTACTCGCTTTAACAGAAAAAGACTTACTTGAAGGATTATTGCCAAGTAGAGATATTAACAAATTAAGAATAGTATTAAAAGATGGGTTTCGTAAAAATAAAACAATTAGACAAATAGAGAAAGACATTAATCAATCTATTGATCTAAAAGATAGAATTAAAATAGAAGAAGACGGAACAGAGAAAATAACATTAAGCGCAAATAGAAGACCAATTACAATAGCAAGAACAGAGACAGTTAGATTAGCTAATGCAGGATTAAAAGACATGTATTTAGAAAATGATATAAAAACTTATAGATATTTAGCAGCATTAGATGATCGTACATCAGCTGTTTGTGAAGGTTTAAATGGTCAAGTTTTTTTAACTAAAGACGGTACTCCAGGTGTTAATATGCCACCTATGCATGTTATGTGTAGATCTAGTATAGTCGGGTTGGTGGATTAATGCAACTAACTGAAGACAATATAGCAACTTGTCAAAAATGTAAAAAGCGTAAAGCTATGTGTTATATGAATCAAATGTGGATCTGTGGTGAATGTATTCATGAATACACTCAAAATCAAATTAAATTAAAGCAGCAAGCATTTTTAGAAGGATGATACACATAGATCCAGTAACACGTCAGAGAGTAACATATCAACCAGGCTGTGGTGACATTCAGTTTGATTTAACTGGCGGAAGTGCTATTAGTACTCAGGTAATTCCAATACTTGGACCAAGCGCAAGACAACAAATGAATCAAGGTAGATCAAATGCTTTTTTTGGAACAGATGAAGCACTCGAAGGATTCACATTACCAGACTTGGGTATAACAGGTGAAAATAAACAAACAACTAATCGACATAGAATAACAAGGAGAGTAAGCTTCAATGGGAACGATTGATTTAAGTAAAAAAGAATACGAAATTACCTTAACTACTGGTACTGATATAAACATAGATAACGTAAGTGGAAAGTTAAATAGTATTATAATAGACTCAAAGGAAACTATTTCTATAACGATTGAAAGTAGTTTAGGATATTTAATATTTCATAACTCTCAACATGTAGGAGCAAGATATTATGCACCTAGAGCTGTATTACAAGGTAGTCAAGAAAACATAGTAGTTCAAGATCAATTTGATAAATTTAAGTTAAACGAAAGTCTTAATATATTAGTACATGGCCCAACTAATGCCGAAGTTAACATAATTATTCGAATAGATTAAAGATATATTAGCTAAATCAATATATTTAAACAACTTTTTGTTAATATAAGTAAGTTATTTACAATGGCAGAACAAAAAAAAGGATTAATGTTAGAATATTTCGTTCCTATAACTTCTAGTGCAAGTTTAGATGGTGATTTTACTATTAACGGAATTGCTATAAATGAAACAACTACATCAAATGGACATAATTTTATTGGAGAAGAATTATCTAAAGCAGCATCTACTTTAGTTGGAGTTCCATTATTAAAAGATCATGATAACTCAGTTGATTCAATTGTAGGAAAAGTAAATGCAGCTCATTGGGATGAAGCACTTAGAAATATTCCATTTAAAGCAATTATTAAAGATACTAAAGTTAAACAACTTATTAAAGACGGATTACTTAGTACTGTTTCTGTAGGAGCACATGTTAAGCCAGAAGATATAGAAGAAGGTGAAAATGGAGATATTATTCCTCACAATATTACATTTAAAGAATTAAGCGTAGTAGCAGTTCCAGCAGATGGTGGAGCTACTTTTAGTATGGCATTAAACAATGCATACAAATCATATTCAACCAATTTAAAAGAAGTTGAAAATTCAAAAAGTGATGAAAGGAGGATTAATATGACAGAAGAAGAAGAAAAAACTAAGTCTAATACAGAAGAAACTGAAACTGAAGAGGAAACTAAAGTTGAAGAGCCAGAAGTTAGTGAAGAGGAAAAAGCTATTGATGCAAAAATCACTAAGCTTAGAATCGCAGCTAAATTAAAGCAACTTAAAATGATGGAAGCAGATGCTGATGAAGCAGAAGCTAAACCAGAAGTTAAAGCTAAAGAGGAATCTAAAGAAGAAGAAGAAGCTGAAGAAGACGAAGTAGAAGAAAAAGGAGATTATGTTTTTAACCAAAGCCATAATTCTTTTGGAATCCAAAGGAAGTCGTATGTTTATAACTGATGGCAACTACATCAATTTTAAGTAACCCACTAGGGGCACAAGCTATATTCGACGGAGGAGTACCTAGAACTATATCTGCTAAAGCATTGGAAATAATTTCAGGTGGACAGTGGGTAACATTTTCTGGTACTGCACTTGTAGTATCTGGAGTAGATTCTTTCGCATCTGCTGATTTAACAGCATTTGGTACAATTCAGCCACAACTTTGTAATGGAATGGCATTAAACAATGCAGGTTCAGACGAATGGGTGACTGTAGCAAAGAGAGGAGCTTATTTATGTTACGCAGGAGCAATTGTTTCAGGTGGAGCACAGGTTTCACAAAACGCATCAGGAGCGGTACAAAATATTCTAAATACTGGTTCAGTAGCAACTACAACAATGGGAGCTACACCAATAGGAAGAGCATTGACTACATCGGCATCTGGTACTGCTTTATATGCTCTTATTGATTTAAACCTTTAAATGGTAATGAATAAATTAAACGAGTATATTAGTAGAGCTGACGGAACACCAGGACAATCTTTAATTCCACAGTTGATTCTACCAAGGGTAATCGATGAGGCAGAGAAGAATTTGATTCCTAGAGAGATGGCAGCGTTCGTAATTGGACCAAGTGAATTCAAAGGAAGTACAATGTATATGGATCTTGAGACACCAAATACAATGGATGTTCGAGAAGTATCAGAAGGAGCGGAAGTTCCACTTGATAATATCGGTCTCGATAGTGTTTCGTTTACACCAGTTAAATACGGTGTAGCAATAAGAATTACTAGAGAGATGATTGAAGATTCACAGGTTGCATTACTTCAAAGAAATATTGGAACAGCGGGTAAACGATTCGCAGAGAATGAGACAAACTTGATTTTAGCTATTTTAGACACTGCAAATTCAACCACAGCAGGTGGAGCAGCAGTAACAATTGCAAATATCTCGGAGTCTATGTTTGACGTAGAAAATGAAGACTACAATCCAACTGATTATTTACTTGGAAAAGAACAAGCAAGTGATTTAAGAAATATCGATACTTTCGTAGAAGCTGATAAAGCAGGTAACACTAATTTAATGCAGACAGGAAGAATTGGTACTATTTTTGGTATGAATTGTACAAAGTTTTCATCTAATGCAGGAACAAATGCAGTAGCAACAAGTGGTTATATCTTTGATAGAACCCAAGCTTACGCAATTGCAATTGCAAGAGATATTACTATGGAGAATGTAGTATTAGCAACTTTCGATATGGAAGGAGCAGTACTAACTCAGAGAATTAGCGTATCAGCACTTAGAGTAAAAGCAATTTCGAAACTTACAACAACGTAAATTTCAATCTACTAATTTAACAACGCAGTTTTGGGAAATCTGCTGAAATCAAAAACCCCAAGCCGAAAGGTTTCAATTAAAAGTTGAAAAGGAGGACAAAATATGACAGTAATAACAAATAACATGACAATGGGATGTGTAGACGGACTAGGAAATAGTACCGGTTCAGGTTTCGTACCTGCAGGTGTAACAACTATAAGTCAAGGAAATCCTGACAATATAGTAACAGCACAAACTGGATCTGACATTATTTACGACGCAGTTAATGGAGAATTCTACATTGAAGACGGAGTAGGAATTGGCGGAAGTGAATGGAGGGCATTAACTTAAAATGGGAGCAGATTTAAGATTAATGACGTTCGTTAGTGGAACAACCACTGGAGACTTTACAGGTAATCAAGCATGTTCATATTCAATTTTATGTGGAGTTAGCGGAACAGTAGCTATACCACTTAAAGTATTAAATGACGGTTCTTTAGTAACCTCTGGTGCATAATGGCTCTTGATACAATTGGCAGTATAGCTAATTTTATTCAAACTAGTTTCAACAATATACCAACTGGATTAAGTGGAGCTAATTTAGTAGCAGTCGTAGACATGAATAGACAGCATGTTGCTAATTATGTAGGTGAAGCTATTGGATCAAATACTATTGATCCTGAATTTCAACCTCCTATAGTAAATCTTTCTAAAGCAGATGCAATAGATTTTGTTCAAGCACAAGCTGGTGGAGAAAAATTAAGTTTAGGCGAATTAAGCGTAGCAGAAACAGGTGAAGTAGAGTCATCTAGTTTTTGGAGACAATTAGCTGATAGTCAACTAAACGAAATAGGTCACTTAACTCAATTTTCAAAGAGTTTAGCATAGTAGATGTTATCTATAATAATACCTTCTCGTAATGAGAAATTTCTAGAACCAACAATAAAAGATTTATTAAATAAAGCAAGTGGAGAAATTGAAATCATAGTAGTATTAGATGGATATTGGCCACCTACAAAAGAGATTGTAAAAGACGATAGAGTTATATATTTACATAAAGGAATTTCTGAAGGAATGAGAATGGGTATTAATTCTGGAGCAGCAATTGCTAAAGGAGAATATTTAATGAAAATTGATGGTCACTGTATATTAGATAAAGGATATGATATTAAATTAAAAGCAAATTGTGAAGATAATTGGGTTGTAGTACCTAGAAGAAAAAGATTAGATGCAGAAAACTGGTGTATTCAAGATGTAGGTAAACCTGATATTGATTATATGTATTTGTCGTATCCAGATAATCCACAAGATAGAGGTGGAGTTGGATTACATGGGAAGATTGATAACGTAAAAAATGCGGATATAAAACTAAGAGAAGATAAGTTAACTGACTTAATGTCTGCTCAGGGTTCGTGCTATTTTATGAAAACTGAATACTTTCATAAATTAGAGTTATTAGATTATAAAAACTATGGTGCTTTTGGTAGTGAATTTCAGGAAGTTGGATTAAAGTGTTGGTTAAGCGGCGGAAGAGTTGTTAGAAATAAAAATACTTGGTATGCTCATTTACACAAAGGAAAGAAATATGGTAGGGGTTATTTTTTGAATAGCAAAGATATGGATAAAGCAAATGCATTTACAAATAAGTGGATAACTGGAGAAGCTTGGGAAAAGCAAACAATTCCGCTTAAAGATTTAATTGATAAGTTCTGGCCAATACCTACATGGACTGATGAAAACTATAAAAAATTATTTGGAGTTGAGCATGAAAAGT